TGTTCATGATGCATTGAGATTTAATCGAAAGTTACTCATCTCTCCCACGGCTTCTGGAAAGTCGATGATGATTTATTCGATTGTTCGATATATGGTTGACAAAGGGCATGATGTTCTTCTAGTGGTTCCTACAACATCACTGGTTGAACAGATGTTCAAGGACTTTGAAGACTACGGATGGGATGCAGAGAAATATTGTCACAAGATCTATTCTGGTAAAGAAAAGTATGACAATCGCCCAGTAACCATCACAACTTGGCAATCAATCTACAAGTTGGATAAAAAGTTCTTCTCTAGATATGGTTGTGTGATTGGAGATGAGGCTCACTTATTCAAGTCTAAGTCTCTTGTCAGTATCATGACCAAACTCTGTGATGCAAAATATCGATTTGGTTTTACAGGAACATTAGACGGAACACAAACTCACAAGTGGGTTCTGGAAGGTTTGTTTGGTCCTGCATATAAGATCATTCGCACTGATGAGTTGATTGAGAAAGGTCACCTTGCAAAACTTGATATCAAAATCTTACTCATCAAACATGATCCACATAAGTTTGAAGCTTTTGAAGAAGAGGTTCAGTTTATTATTGGACATGAGAAGAGAAATAACTTCATCAAAAACCTTGCATTAGATCTCAAAGGAAACACACTTGTTCTCTACAGTCGTGTTGAAAGTCATGGTGAGGTAATTTTCAATTTGATAAATAACTCCGTAACGGGACGAAAAGTATTTTTTGTCCATGGTGGTGTTGATGCCGAACACAGAGAAGAAATAAGAGCTATCACCGAGAAAGAAGATAATGCCATTATTGTCGCTTCATACGGCACTTTCTCTACGGGTATTAACATCAAGAACCTCCACAACGTAGTCTTTGCATCCCCTAGTAAGTCTAGGGTTAGGAATCTGCAATCGATTGGAAGAGTATTGAGAAAAGGAAACAATAAGACAAAAGCTACTCTTTATGATATCGCAGATGATACAACATATGGTTCAAGAAAGAATTACACACTAAATCATCTCATTGAAAGAGTAAAAATCTACAATGAAGAGAATTTTAATTATGAAATCATTCCAATCAAGATGAGGCAAACATGAATGATATTTACGCAGTCATCAAACTAATCTCAGGTGAAGAAATCTTCGGTCAAGTTGAAGAATTTTATGATGATAAAACCAGAGCTATTATGATCATTGATCCTTGTACTATCAAGGAAATTCCATCTAGAAGAGGTAACTTTACTTTCTATAAAGTAGATGGGTGGATGAAACTTAGTGACGATAGGATCTTCTGTATTGAAATGAAACACGTCATGTTTTATTCAAGATGTGATGATGAAGAGATTATCTCCACATATAAGAAGTGGGTGAGATCTCTAAATAAGGACAATGAAGAGCCATCTGCAATGAAGGTTGGTGTATCTACTTCTATGGGATACATCTCTTCTGTTGATACTGCCAGAGAAAGCTTAGAAAGAATCTTTAAGCTAAAAGAGAATTCTTAAAGCTGTCTCTTGAACCCTGGCAGAGTTATTGTACACAAGATTTCATAGCTTGTCAAGCTTTAAAGAATTTGATATAATATCTACATTATTATAAGGATCAATGACACATGTACGCTGTAATGACAAAAAGACGCAGATCAGAACACTACGTTAACAACAAAGAGTTTTTGATTGCCATTGTTGAATACAAGGCTATGGTTCGCCGTGCAGCTGAGAATGGTGAACCAAAACCCCGTATCACAAATTATCTTGGTGAGTGTTTCCTGAAGATTGCAACTCACTTGTCTTACAAGCCTAACTTCGTAAATTACATGTTCAAGGATGACATGATTTGCGATGGTATTGAGAACTGTGTTCAGTACATCAACAACTTTGATCCTGAGAAGTCTAGTAATCCTTTTGCATACTTCACTCAAATCATTCACTATGCATTCCTGAGAAGGATCCAGAAAGAGAAAAAACAACTAGAGATTAAGTCAAAGATTATCGAAAGAAGTGGATATAGTGAAGTTTTCTCAGACGATGGTATGATGGCTGGTAGTGAAAGTGACTACAACACTATCAAAGACAACATTAACTATCGATATAACCAATGAGTGAAGATTTTTGGATTGATGATTGCTTTCGTGTAAACAAAGATCGGTTTCTTTGGAAGTCCTATTTGAAAGATGGTACTGAACTTGTCAGTGGACTTTCAAAAGAAACCGTAATCCATTCAACAAGATTTTATTTGAAAGGTAAACAGGAAGGATTTCCTGAACCATCTTCTGTCCACTCTGGAGTTGTGGGAGGTAAACTGTGAGTAGTAATGTAAACCAAATTCTTGCAGACATGCAAGCTCAAAACATTGCATATCTGTTAAAAGGTAAACTGTCGAACTGGACAACCACCGACAGATCTGGTAAACTAGTTCGTAAAATTGTCATCGAGTATGAAGATCGCAATCATCACTGATCAACACTTCGGGGCCCGTAAGGGTTCTAAGTTGTTTCATGCATACTTTCAACAGTTTTATGATGAGGTCTTCTTCCCAACTCTAGAAAACGAAGGTATCACCACAGTTGTGGATATGGGGGATACCTTTGATAACCGTAGAGGTATTGATTTCTGGGCACTTGATTGGGCTAAGGAAAACTATTACAACCGTCTTCAAGAGATGGGTGTGACTGTACATACCATCATTGGTAATCACACCGCATATTACAAGAACACCAACGACATCAATGCGATTGGGTTGTTGTTAAAAGAATATAAAAACGTAATATGTTATAATAAGGTTACTGAGGTTACACTTGGTAATCTCAAGACGTTGTTTATTCCTTGGATCAATCAAGAGAACGAAAAAGAAACCTATGAAACTATTGAAAAGACTGTTTGCCCGTGTGCGATGGGGCACCTTGAGCTCAGAGGATTTAATGCTAATCGATACGTCGTCATGGAGCACGGTGCTGAGAGCGACGCATATCAAAAGTTCACCAATGTCTTCTCGGGACATTATCACACTCGAAGCCAAAAAGGAAACATCCGTTATCTAGGAAATCCTTATGAGTTGTACTGGAGTGACGTTGATGATGCAAGAGGTTTTCACATCTTTGATACCGAAACTCTAGAAGTCACTCCAGTCAATAATCCTTTCAAGATGTTTTATAACATCTACTATGAGGATACTCCACATCAACTCATCAATACGAAAGAGTATAAGGATAAGATTGTTAAGGTCGTCGTTCGTAAAAAAACCGATCCTCTTCAATTTGAAAAGTTCCTTGACAAACTCTACAAGTCAAATGTTCATGAGTTGAAAGTTGTAGAGAACTTTGACTTTGGTGGTATCTACGATACAGAAGATCTTGAGAGTGACGAAAGTGAAGATACTATTAGTATTCTAAACAGATACATAGATGAAGCTGATGTTTCTCTTGATAAGTCAATTATCAAGAACATTCTTAAGGAGATCTATATCGAAGCCTGCGAGGTCGATTAATGTACATTCTCACTGTCTCAGGAAAAGAAACCGAAGGCGCATACGCCGTAGAAAACGAAGATGGTGAGAAAACTCTTTTCATGTTTGAAGAACAGGATGATGCAGAGAGATATGCCATGATGTTATCCATGGCTGATGAAGACTACCCTGTTCTTGAAGTTCACGAAGTTGAAGAAGAAGTTGCCATAAAGGCGTGTGAGATGTATGATTATCCATATGTTGTAATCAGTTCTACTGACTTGGTGATCCCCAAAGATTATGATAAGATTTAAGACTATCAAATGGAAAAACTTTCTTTCTACTGGTAACAACTGGACGCAAATTAATTTTGAAAACAGTGCAACGACACTGATTATTGGTACAAACGGAGCTGGTAAGTCTACTGTTCTTGATGCACTTACCTTTGTTCTGTTCAACAAACCATTCCGTAAAATCAATAAACCACAACTGGTCAACTCTACCAATGAGAAGGATTGTAGAGTAGAGATTGACTTTAATGTTGGTACAAGAGAATATCGTGTAGTTCGTGGTATCAAACCTGCCGTCTTTGAGATCTATGTTGACGGTAAGATGTTGAACCAAGATGCTGCAGCTGCAGATCAACAGAAGTATCTTGAGAACAATATTCTCAAACTGAACTACAAATCCTTTACACAAATTGTTATACTGGGATCATCAACTTTCGTTCCGTTCATGCAGTTACCTGCTGCAGGTCGCCGAGAGGTGATTGAGGATATCCTTGATATTCGTATCTTCTCTGCAATGAATGCAGTGGTCAAAGATAAAATTCGTCAAAATCGTGAGGAGGTAAAGGTTCTTGATCTCAAAAAAGACAACCTTGCGGACAAGGTTGATATGCAGAAAGAGTTTATCCGTCATCTGGAAGAAGAAGCTCAACAAGAAATTGAAAGAAAGAAAACCAAAATCAGTGAACTAAATCTGGGTATTGAAACTCTCAGTGAGAACACAACTTCTTTGCAACAACAAGAGAATGTTCAAAGAGCTAATCTTGAAAGTTTGAGTTTCGACACAACCAAGGTTCGTAAGTTGGGTAATCTTCGGGGTAAGATCTCGCAGAAAGTATCAACCCTCACCAAAGAGTTGAAGTTCTTTGAAGATAATACGGTATGCCCTACCTGTACACAGTCTATTGAAGATGAGTTTCGCTTAAATAAAATTACTGACGCTCAAAATAAAGAACAAGAGCTTACACAAGGTCTTCAGGATCTTGAAACGGCCATTAAAGAAGAGGAGGAGAGAGAAGGTCAGTGGATTGCTCTATCGAAAGAGGTAAGTAAACTCTCTAATGACATTTCTCAAAACAATACTAGAATTTCTGGGTTACAACGACAGGTCGGCGATCTTGGAAATGAAATTCAAAGAATTACCGATCAGCTACAAAACAGAAATACTGAGCATGAGAAACTAAATCAATTACAAGAACAACTGAATACAACCTACGACGAACTTGTTCAAAGTAAGGAGGGTGTAAGTTACAAGGATTTCATCTATTCTCTTCTCAAAGATGGTGGTGTAAAGACTAAGATCATCAAAAAATATCTACCGTTGATCAATCGTCAGGTCAATCGGTATCTACAGATGATGGACTTCTACATCAACTTCAATTTGAATGAAGAGTTTAACGAGACAGTCCAATCTCCAATCCATGAGGACTTCTCCTATGCTTCGTTTTCTGAGGGCGAGAAGATGCGTATTGACCTCGCCCTTCTTTTCACTTGGAGAGAAGTAGCTGCCTTCAAGAACTCCACCAACACAAACCTCCTGATCATGGACGAAGTGTTTGATAGTTCTCTAGATGGTTTCGGTACTGATGAGTTCTTGAAGATCATTCGTTACGTCATCAAGGATGCCAACATCTTTGTCATCTCTCACAAGGATGGGCTCCAAGACAAATTCCAAAGTGTCATACAGTTTGAGAAAGTCAAAGGTTTTTCCCGTATGGTGTCCTGAGACACCAGAGAACAATGCAGGTCCCCAACAGGTATCACCACTCTAAGAAGGAACAGAAGATCAAACTCAAACCTCAAAAGTTGAGACAGTCTCGCGCACGTCTCAAGGCTCTTAAGAAGAAGTATCAAATAAATACTTAGAAAGTGTTGGTGGGATGAAGGACTTTTAAGGAGTTTGTTGCAACAAACGAACATTTGAGTGAGAACGTTTTTGACAATATCAAGAACGCGGCTACAATGTATCGTTTGATGACTGGTATTGATAAGTTCCCAAACTTTGGTCCTTTCAAGGCACCAAAGATCCGTGCTCCTCTGCCAACTCCTAAATCCACACCAGTACCAACGATTAAGAGAGCTAGTAATCCAATTGCTGCAACTCTTCAGGCAGTTTCTCAACTTCAGGGATCAACTCCCCAGTCTGGACCTGCTGCAGAACGTGCAAAGGCAAATAGAGAGGCTCAAATCCAACAAAGATATGGTAAGGCGATGAACCAGACACCATCTCGTTTTGGTAAGGCTGGTCCAGATGCACCAAAAACCATGGCAAACATTCCTCCCGCTGAGGCAAAACCTGGTAGTCCAAGTTACGTTGCACCAAAACGATCAGTAACTACTGAGAAACCTAAACCAAAACCATCTGGTCCTATCACCACTGCACAAGCTGGTGATAACGTTGGTACTCCTAAGTCTGCGATTTCTACATATAGAGATAAGGCAGATACCAAAGGTCTTTCAGTTGGTAGATACAGAACTCTTGCACAACACCGTGCCGCAGTCGCCGCACAAAAGAATAAGATGTAGGATGACAGTCATAGAACTGGCCCCAAGACCCTCTGGCGACCCGCCAGGGGGTTTATACTATGTGCATACCGATGAGACACCATGACCGTCAAGTTTGAGATCAAAGATCAACTGGCTCGTCTCCTTGCACAAGAAGACCTGATCGTAGAACATAAGAATTGTGAAACGGCTCAATTCAACGTTGAGACCCGTGTACTGACCCTCCCCAACTGGAACCGTGCCAGTGAGACTGTCTATGACCTCCTGGTGGGTCATGAGGTTGGTCATGCACTCTATACTCCTAATGAAGACTTCTCTAACATCAAAGCTCCTAAGTCTTATCTCAACGTGACTGAGGATGCACGGATTGAGAAACTGATGAAACGTCGTTTCCCTGGTCTTGCGAAGTCATTCTTTCGCGGCTATGTTGAACTGAATGAGAACGACTTCTTTGGGATTGAAGGTGAAGATCCCAACAAGTTCTCCTTCATTGACCGTATCAATCTGTACTTCAAGGGTAACCTTGACATGAAGTTCAGTGATGAAGAGAAACCCTATATTGACATGGTTTCTCAACTGGAAACTTTTGCAGATGCATGTGTAGCTGCAGAACAGATCTATGCATTCACTCAAGAGAAGAAGAAAGAGAGTGAGGATGTTCCTACGCCTGAGATGATCCAAGAACGAAATGAAGGATCCTCTGGTGGTGATAGTGACTGGATGGATGGTATAGAAGAAGAAAACGCCAACGAGAATGCCAACGAGAAAGAAAACGCCAACGAAGGTGACGAAGGTGGGAATATTGGTAATTCTGGTGGTGATACCTTTGAGGAAGGTTTCACTGATGACAACCTACAGGAGAAACTTGAAACTCTCTGTGGATATTCCTATGGTGACACCATCTACATTGAGGTTCCTGAAATCAGGTTGAACCGTCTGGTCATTCCTAGTGAAAGGATCTGGGGTTACTATGAGAAACGTCGTGCAGAACGACAGGAAGATTGTGGTGACTATGATCCTGAAGCTTATTACCTTCAGGAATACAATGACTTCAAGAAGTCGGCTCAGAAGGAAGTCAACTATCTGGTTAAAGAGTTTGAGATGAAGAAGTCTGCAAGTGCATACGCACGAGCTGCAACTAGTCGTACTGGTGTTCTTGACACTGGTAAACTTCACACCTACAAGTTCAATGAAGATATCTTCAAGAAGGTGACTGTTCTTCCTGACGGTAAGAACCACGGTCTCATCTTTGTTCTTGACTGGTCTGGTTCAATGCAAGGTGTTCTTAAGGATACTGTCAAACAACTTCTCAATCTTGTTTGGTTCTGTCGCAAAGTCAGTATTCCCTTTGAGGTTTATGCATTCTCTAACGAATGGTTCCGTCAGTGTGATGATGCTGCAGATATGCCAGATCTAACCTATCGCAGTCTCCTCCACCAGGACGATGTTCCTAACACTCTGGCTCTGGCTGGGTTCTTCAATATGTTGAACTTCCTGTCCAGTAAGACCCGTGCAAAGGACTTCGAACGTCACTGTAGGTCTCTCTACATGATTGCATCCAATCCTGGTGGTTTCCCCCGACTGATGTTGTCTGGAACTCCGTTGAATGAAGCTTTGGTTTCCCTCTACAAAATCATTCCTGAGTTCAAACAACGTTATGGTGTTGAGAAGTTGAACACGATCATCCTGACCGATGGTGAAGCCCAAACCATTCCTTACCTCATCAAGTATCAAAACAATTATGGTTTCAATCACCTTAGTGATCGTTGTGTTCTCCGTGATCGTAAACTGGGAACTACCTACAACATTCCTAGTCGGTGGTCTGGTCCTACCACGGCTCTACTGAAGAACCTCCGTGATCGGTTCCCTGAAGTCAATCTCTTGGGTATTCGTATTCTGGGTGGTGGTGAACTTCGTCGTTATCTTGCAAATCAAGAACTGAAGTATGATGAGGTTGAGAAAGTCATGGTACAATGGAAAAAGAACAAGTCCGCGACTGTTGCGGGTATTCAGGGCTACACAAAGTATTTTGCAATGTCCTCTAGTTCTATCGGTAACGATAGTGAGTTTGAAGTTGCAGACAATGCAACTAAGTCTCAAATTAAGAGTGCATTCACAAAATCACTGAAGTCTAAGAAGTTGAACAAAAAAATCCTGAGTGAATTTGTGGAGGTTATCGCATGAAGTGTGAAGTGACTTTATATGTCGCGGGAACAGTTTTCAAAGAGGAAGTCATTGCCCGCGACTATCAGGAAGCTCGTAAGGTTGCATTAGCTCGCAATCCAAATGCAAAAATCATTGGAGTAACGGCGGTATTCAAATGAGAGATTGGGAAAAAACTTTTAATGATCTGTCCGATAGTGATAAGGAAAAGATCGCAGTTCTCCGTGTTATGGAGTGTGCCAATGGTGTCATTCAACATGCATATCGATCTAATCAAGAGTGGGCTCTTCCCATTGAAGACACGCGAAGGGCTATGAAGTTCAGTATGTCATGTATGAAGAACATGACTATCCCCCTGAACAACGGAAAGGAGATTACGTTTGAACCAGAAACCGAAGAGTTGTTGCGTGAAGTTCGTGATCTCTACATCAGTGGTTTTAAAAATGGAAACGATGAAGACTATGAAAAATTCATGTTGGTTTCCAAAGCCTGTGTGAGAGCCCTGGGAAAGACGCGGATTATTACGGCAAAAGTATTTTTGTTAAACCACGTTGACGACATCCCTGAAGAGGCGTTAGAGTGGGGTGTAGGATACCTGATGCAGTTCTTCGCATGAACATCTTTGTTACTGATCCCAATCCCCGTGTTTCTGCCAGGGTTCTTCCCGACAAACACATTGTCAAGATGCCTCTGGAGAGCTGTCAAATGCTCTCCATCATTTTCTCCAAGTGGTATTATGATTGGGGTACAATCAACAAACTAGATGGTACGCCTTATGCAACTGCAAAAGGTGCCTTCCGTAATCACCCATGCACTCAATGGGCTGGAGAGAATATCTACAACACTGCATGGTTGATCATGCATGGAACTTCTCTTGCATATGAGTACTATCTTCGGTATGGTAAAGTGCATTCATGTACCAAGACTTTATTTGAAGCCAAACGTTTGTTTCATCGCAAGACTGGTAAACCAATCACTTGTTACTGTATGGCTGAAAATTTTGCCCGTGCAATGCCTGAAGAATACAAGTTTGATGATAGTATAGATACATTTACCGCGTACAAGATGTATATCGCATCTAAGCCTTGGGTAGCGGAAAACTATCTTCGTAATCCTGATCGTAAACCAGAGTGGATATCCTAGAGAGACCTTGTTATCAAAAAGATGCTAGTGAATGGGTCGTCATCAAAAAAGACATCCTTCACTATCACAAAATTCCTTATACCATCTCAATGATCCTTGAGTGTTCACGGAGACTGAGAGAATGCCTTACTCCAGATCTTCTTACTAAGAAGTATCGTGTTGAGAATGAGACCAATCCCATGTACGGGCATTGTTACCATGCAACTCAGGCTATGTATTATCTCCTTGATACTGACACTCTAGATCCTATGAGTGCCAGGGATTATAGAGGGGATCTTCATTGGTGGTTGAGAGATCGTGAGAATGGATTTGTGATTGATATGACAGCTGACCAATACTATTCAGTTGGTAAGGAACCTCCTCATGACAGGGGTAAAGTCTCTAAGTGGTATGGATGGAAACAGAGACCTCACAAGAGAACCATGCATCTCATGATGAAAATGCAACAGGACGCCACCATGGACAGTTGGGTGGCTGACCACCTCACCCCCTCCTAGGGGGTTTTTTCATGTATATTACATACATACCAATGAGGGTTTCAACCAAATGTCCAACAACATCATCAACGCACTCCGCGATACCTACGGTGATCAAATCACTTCTGGTGATGTTCGTGGGTACTGTGCCGCCAACGGCATCTCTTATCCCACTGTGACTAAACGACTTGAT